CGTCATGGTGGGGCAGCCCTCTTTGTTTACATATAACAGCAAAAAGCCCCTGTTGCCACCACTAACTGAGCCAGTGGAGTCAAAAATTTTATCAAGGAGCGACTGAGGTAATCCATGTTTCTCATCATTTTCTAATTTCATTTTAAGTGTTTTAACAGACTATTTTAAGTGTTTTAACAGACTGTAGGGGTAGTCATCTGACTCTAATATCTCTGACTCTAATACTCTGATTAATTTAATTTTATTAAGCTCACAAAAATACTCTTTTCTTTCGTCTCTTTTAAGCTGCTGCAAAAAGTTTTGTCTAGAGTTGGAGTGAAAAAATTTATTGAACTTATAGTGCTGATTGCCATCTACTTCTATGGCTATCTTTTGTGTAGCATTGTAGAAATCTAATGTCAAGCGCGTTCCTGCAACAGGGAACTCTTCAAAGACATAATCAGCAAACCAATAGCGTTTAATTTGATTTTTAACATCTTTTTGTATTCCACTTTTACACGTAGCATCCCAGTCAATTAAATACTTGCTGATGTTTTTAATTTTTTTCTCTCTACCATTTGTGCATAAGAAAATCATTTGCTTAAAATCTTATTTTTAACGAACTCTGTTAAAGAAAGAGTTACTTTTTCGTCTTCTTCTAGGAAATCATAAAGAGCTTGGCTGCCTTGGTAGGCCTCCTTTGTCTCAAGGCCGTTTTCTTTGAGGTGCTTTAGTAATTCCTCATCAAGTTTATACCAAGCTCCTGATTGTTCAATGTAGCCCCACATTAAGAGCATGTCTATCACTTCCCTCTCAATCCAAATCGATCTGCCATTAATGCGCCCATGCTTAATGGGGTAGGTCACTATTTGCCCTGTTGTTTCATTTGTAGACTTACAGATAACAACCTTCGCATTATGTCCGAAGATTTTATTGTCGTGAGTTATCTGCTGATTTGGTTTTTCTAGAATCTTATCGCCTTTATTTTGTTTTTTAAATTCTAAAATCCAATCGGGATAATGAAGAATCGCATTACCCCCGCTACTGTTGGTCTGATTATTGGGGTCTTGTTTGGCATAAGGGTTAAGATTAATGTTGGTTCTTACTTGAGAAATCATGATGCACATATGACCAAACTTACTCATGCCCAAACTAATTCTCTTTAGGAAGTCAGAGGTCATAAGCGCTCCTCCCGCGACCTTTCTGGCTTCGCTACTGCTTTTCTCTAAATCTTCTTTAGTTATTAAGCCGTCCATGCTATCGATAACTATACAAAACTTTTCTCTGTCTGGATTGTTGCGGAGAAGCCCTCTTAAAAAATCCACCATAGTGTCCATGATGTGACACTCAAATACTAAACATGTTCCAACCGCCCACTCGGAAGGATCGTATACAAACTTTATCCCAGATCTTTCCTTGATGTCGTTGTTAAGTCTTCCTTCCGCCATAACAAACAATCCTTTTGAGTTCTTTACAGTCTTCAACATGTTAAACATTACATGAAGGGCTTCGTTCGTTTTCCCTCCTTCGTTTGCTCCAATAAACCTGTGAAGACCAGCGCCAAGGCCCCCTCCTAAAACAGAATCCAGTATCATTGATCCGCTGGACACTAAATAGTCTTCAGCCCTTTCTTCTAGATTATAATGGTATTCCTTGTTTGACTTAAAGAATGCCTCTGTGAATTCCTTAGATCCGCTTTTACTTTTTGATTTACTCATATAAAAAATCCCTCAACGTTTTTGTTTTATGCTCCAATATATCTTCGCCCGCTTTCTTCTTTGCGTCAATAAATTTATCTAGTTCTGGTGGCTTAAAGAGGAACTCCAAGTGTTTTTTGTTTAAATATTTTTTTCCTTCTTGAGTCCGAAAATATGTAAGGGAGCCTTTTAATTTAAAGGGCGGCTTAACCTTGCTAAGAAAATCTAAATCTCCTTTAAAGTTTTCGAATATCTCTGTGGCGACCGTCATCTCTAGCGCCCAATTAGACGCTTTAGATCCTTCCAGCATCCTTTCTACAAAGAGCCTCCTCTCTTCAAAATGCGGCTTAGGCGCTTTTTTAGGTGCGCGAGATTTTTTAGGTGCGCGAGATTTTTTTTTAGACGCGAACTTATGACCGCAAGCACACTTCTTTGTCGGACATCCCACTGCGGTCTTGCAAGAAGGACAGGTCTTTTTCCCCTTGGGCATAGGGCCACTATGTCCTTAAAGTTAAGCTCTGTCAAGAAATAAGGTTAAGATCGTGTCTAACCATTTTATCAACCAACCCAATAAAACTTGTTTTTGGTTCCCAGTTTAACTCTTTTCTGGCTCTGGTCGAATCTCCTAAAAGAAGATCTACTTCTGCTGGCCTATAAAATCGGGGATCTATCTCCATAAGCAAATAATCCTCATGGTAATATTTTGTGTCCTCTCCCGTTCCCTCCCATCTGCATAGTGATCTATGGAAGCCTGCAATATTAAAGGCTTCTTCGACAAACTCCTTGATGCTATGAGTTTCATTTGAAGAAAGAACGTAATCATCAGGTGAAAAAGGGGCTGGGCCATACCCACAGGAAAAGGCTGTTCTCGGAGGGGCTTGTTGATTAAGCATTCTCCAAATTCCGTCTACAAAATCTTCAGCATCGCTCCAGTCTCTTTTGGCCTCAATGTTCCCCAATCTAAGCGGCTCAAAAGATTCTTCTACAGCATACTCCTTGGTAATCCTAGCCACGTTTTGTGTGATCTTTCTGGTTACAAATTCTGAGCCGCGTCTAGTTCCTTCGTGATTAAAAAGCCACCCCTGAATAGCATATAAATCATAGGAATCTCTATAGACTTTTACCAGATGTCTAGCAGCGCACTTAGACGCCCCGTAAGGGCTTCTAGGTCTAAGAGGGTGTTCTTCTGTTTGGGGAGACGTTACTACGTCTCCGAACTCCTCTGAGCTGCCAGCATTGTAATACCTGCATTTTGGACAATGTTTTCTAATAGACTCTAGCTGGTGAAGAACCGCCATACAGTTCGTCTGCATGTGATTAACTGGCATCTCCCAACTTGTCCCCACAAAAGAATTCGCCGCAAAATTGATGAAATAGTCAGGCTTATGTTCTTTAATTGCCCTGTCTATGCTCTGGGGGTCAGTAACATCAAGGTCAATTAGTAAAAACCTCTCCTCGCCAGCAAGGTGCTCAATATTTTGATGGTTTTTTACACTTAATCTCCGCTCTCCCCCCATAATTCTATGGTCGGTATGCTTTAATAGATAGTCTGCCATGTGACTCCCGTCTTGACCAGTGACGCCAGTAATGATTATCTTCTTCATTTAGACTTAGTATAAACTTCTTCAAGGTATTTTTCCAAAACTTCTTCCTTAATATCGCCCATTGATTGGGCCTCAATAGTCTGTTGGTTTTTGTTTTTGGGAGTCCAATTTTCGCAAGAGACGGCATCCTTATAATAAGATAAATCATAAAGGCCCACCACAGGATGAGAGAAGGCCGATGCAGCCCAAATCATCCCTGTGTCAGAGGACACTAAAAACCTGCTTTGCAAGACCTTAATTACAGACTCGCTATAATTGCCTTCAAATTTTTCAAGCCCCTCTATTTGTTCTTCTTGGGGACCAGATATTTGAATAACTTTTAAATTATTTTTAATTCCAAATTGCTTAACTAATTCAATTTGTTCTATGGTGAGAGCCTTGGAATTTTGATGATTGCCCTCATTGTCAATTCTTCTTGATGGACATATCGTTATGGTGTTTTCTTTTTTTATCTCAGGCTTGTTGAGCTTAAAGTCCATATCTTCTTCTGTAGGGCGAGGCAAACCATGTGCCACACAGGTCTCCTCTGTTTGATGCCAGTAATTATACCAATCCTCAATGGGATGGATGGCCATCGGATGAAAAAGACCGAATTCACCTTCAGGGAATTCTTCTAACAACTTTTGTATTTCAGGGACTTCTTCTAACAAATTTTGTATATCTAATGCTGAAGGCCAGTTATCCTCTTTTTCCCACACCATAAAGCCGTCTATATCTTTGCTTAATTTAAAAATCTCTATGACATCTTTATATCGTTGGTTGATAGAAAAAATCAGATTACAGTCTGGATGCATTTTTTTCAGAACCCTACAAGCAGTAAGGTTGATAAAAAGGTCTCCATATTGACCTTGGTTAAAACCAATGAACGTTTTCATAAAGATTGATTATGTTTTTGGCCACAGAGAATTTAGAAAATGTAAATGCCGCCCAAGGAGACCACTCGTTTAATATTACTG